TCGTAGTACCGCAGTTTGTGGCGGAGTGGTATGAAGAGAATAAGGATGTTTTTGAATTTAATGTTTGGGATTGGATTGCTTTCAGGGATGAGCTTGAAAAATTAGAAAATAAAGAGTTTACTAGCTGGATTAATGATTGCGAAGGCAACCCTATTCAAATCCTCGTCAACATGCACCAATTCGGCTACGAGGTCGAGAAAGAACCGAAGTATCGTATCTCTATGCCAAAAGCAAGAAACCACAAAAACCATGCTCAGTTTTTATGCGAGAAGGACGGTAAAATATTTTGGTGTGGTGAGTGGTATCCGTTTAGAACTAAATTTACCCGCAAACAACTAGAAGAAGCCAACTTCGGCTGGGTGTTTGATTGTCCTGGTATTGAGATTGAGGAGGTTGAATGAATGAATAAACAAGAATTGATTGAGAAAAATGCAAATTCAGATAGAGTGTATGGTGAAAAAAATTATGTTGCTTTGGAAGATGTTTTGGTTTTAGTGAAACAACTAGACGAACCGCAGAAAGTGAAAGTATCTGAAGAAGAAGCGAAATTCCTTGAAACGTTTGATTTTAATTGTGAAAGTGATGTTACAAAGGCTTTATATTATATTTCAAGAGTCGGTTTTGGTTATTATTTAAAAAATAACGATGGCATAGAATTAAAAGACTTGAGTGAAGGATTTAGGGAACTTGAAAACAGAAAAAGATTAATAAAAGCTATACTTGACGGCTACGAGGTGGAGAAAGAGAAGCGGTATGAAGTGATATTGTGCAATGGACAGTCGTTGAAAACTGTGTACAGACAGGGTGAGGATCATCTTGGTTTTGAAAAGGTATATGGCAATCTTGAAAGATTTACTAGAAAACAATTAGAAGACGCCGATTTTGGCTGGGTATTCGATTGCGAAGGGATTGAGATTGAGGAGGTGGAGTGATGACAGATGTAAAAGATTTTATTCTAGCTATCGAAAATTTAAAAATCGATATTTTGAAAATAGCCGATGAACTAGACGGTTATGAGTTGAGCAATATCAAAAGACATGCAAGGGGGTTATATGAAACTCTTGTATGGTTACATTACGAAGCAGAGGAGAGAAAATATTGAAACGCTTCTTAATTGGCTATGCCTTGCTAACTACTTGCTTACTATTCATGCAGCGTGAAGCACAGAAACCCTTGCTAGTCTATCATGCCGATAGCAAGTATCAGATTACGGGCAAGGTTACAGAAAAACGAAAAATCGGTAGTCTTTTCACAATCACGGTTGACGGGAACGTGTTCGTGGTGAGTGAGGATAAATTTGAAAAAGTAGAGATTGGAGATGATATCGAATTATGACAGCAAACATGGAACTACTAGCGCACCGTGTCGAAAAGTGGGCAAAAGAACGAGGATTAGACAATCCTGACAATAGTACGGCACAAGCATTGAAATTATTTGAAGAAGCGGGCGAACTCGCACAAGCGCATTTAAAAGAGCGTGAGCAAGACGGGAAAGATGCAGTAGGTGATATTTTGGTAGTATTAACGATTTACTGCCAACAAAAAGGCTGGAGCATTGCAGAATGTTTTGAACTAGCGTATAACGAGATCAAGAACCGAAAAGGGAAAATGGTTAACGGTTCATTTGTGAAAAGCGAGGATTTAAGATGAACGATAACGTAAATAAACCAAGCCATTATATTTCAGAGAGTGGGATTGAAGCCTTGGACGTGATTGATGCGTTTAAGCCTTGCCCCGAATAAAAAGCCGGATTCTTTTGGGGTAACGTAGTGAAGTATGTTTTGCGATTTCACAAAAAGAACGGTATCGAGGATTTGAAGAAAGCAGAGTTTTACTTGAAACGGCTTATTGAGGAATTGGAACATGGATAGGCTTGAATTAGAGTATGCACTTTATAAAGACGATACATTTATAACTTGTGGCACGTTAAAAGAAATCAGCGCTGAGACTGGGATTGCTATTGTTACACTAACCTCTTATGCTTCACCATCCTATAAAAAGAAAAATCCAAATGGTAAGCAACTAATAAAAGTGGATTTTGAAAAATTAAGCGACCAACAATGCGAGCGCTTCGCTTTTATGCTGAAACAAAAAAGAATAGATAATAAACTTTCAAGAAGTGAACTCGCTAAAAAGTTAGGTTACTCTTACGCAGAAATAATGAAATGGGAAAAGAAAACTAAAAAACCTAATCTTTATATAGCTGAAGATGTAGCGACATTTTTTAAAATCCCTCTAAATGTTTTGATTGGAGAGAAATAAAAAAGCCGAGGCATTCACTCTACCTCGACAACGCTTTCAATACTAATATTATATCATAAAGGAGATAGAGAGTGAAGGCAAAAGAGCTTTTGAGCGAATTGCAGAACCTCGACATGGATATCCAAAGTAGAATAGACGAAATCAACGAGCTTGAGGCTGGCTTACTCTCAAGTCCGAACTGGTCCGAGGTCAAGGTTAAAGGTGGCCGACCTAGGAAGATTGACGACGTCTATGCTCAACTTATAACCATGAAGGACGCAATCGAGCAGGACACAAACGCTATAATCAATCGCAAGATGGAAATTGGGCGCATTCTCAATAAGCTAACTAACCCAAAGCACAGAACAATCCTACGGATGACCTACATCAACAAAATGTACGTAGATGATATCTGTGACAGTCTTGGTGGTATCAGTTCGCCCACCTACTATCGATTGAAAAAACAAGCAATAAAAGAACTTGACAGTATTCTTAGTGAATTGATAGTAAATGATAGTGATTGTACAGGCATGAAGTTTTAAAACTGATAAAATGGTAGTATCAAGAATTGAAAAAGAGGTCTCAGAATTGGTAGATGGTTACCTGAAAACAGGGTATCGTAAAGGTATTGAGGGTTCGAGTCCCTTCCTCTATTTGATTCATTGATACTCCTTTATGAAATCTGAGGGCTTTGCCCTCTTATGGCGGTGACGGGTATATTGTTTTATCTCCAAACTCAAACAAAAACTTATCTTCGGTTCGACTCCGAGCACCGCCTTAAAGGCTACACAAAAATAAATAAGAAAGGTAAATATAATATCGATTCTATTCGAGGTCAGTAGCCACCTCGATATTACAAAAAGTAAAATCGAGAGACCATATAACCCGAAAAACGCAGACCTCATAGGTGTGTGTTTTTTGGTTCCAGGACAACGAATTGAAAATAATTGATAAACCTTTAGAATGGCTACAGCCATATAAAAACAACCCAAGGAATAATGACAAGGCAGTAGAGCCAGTTGCTAACTCAATCAGAGAGTTTGGGTTTAAAGTTCCAATTGTAGCAACCAAAGACGGAGAAATTATAAACGGACATACACGCTATAAAGCCGCATGCTTTTTAAAACTCGAAACCGTGCCAGTCTTAATTGCGGACGACCTTTCAGAAGAACAAATAAAAGCGTTCAGGCTCGCTGATAACAAAGTAGGCGAGATTGCCGAGTGGGACACAGAACTACTCTACGCAGAACTTGAGACTGTCGAAGGCTTAGACATGACCATGTTTGGATTCGAGGATGTTGATTACTCTTTAGATGACTTTGAGGAGTCTGAGGATCCAGAAGATGCCAAAGAGTTTTCTCAAGAGGAAGAAACAGGTATAGAGAACGGCGATATCTTCCAATTAGGGCGACATCGTTTAATGTGTGGCGATAGCACATCAGCTGAGGATATGGCTCAACTAATCGACGGAGAAACGATTGACCTCTATGTAACCGACCCACCATATAACGTAGCCTACCAAGGAGGAACCGAGGAAGCTATGACTATCCTAAACGATAGTATGGACGATGTCAGCTTCAGGCAATTCCTACGAGATGCATTCGCAGTCGCTAACAACCACTTGAAGCCAGGAGGGGCGTTCTATATCTGGCACGCAGATTCGGAAGGTTTGAATTTTAGAGCTGCAGTCAAAGAGACAGGGTGGTTGCTAAAACAATCTATCATCTGGGTAAAAAATGCTATTGTGCTAGGTCGTCAAGACTACCAATGGAAGCATGAACCTTGTTTGTATGGTTGGAAAGACGGAGCGAGCCACTATTTTGTGGATAATCGCTCACTAGCTACGGTCATTGAAGAGGACGAAGAAAACCTAAAAGAAATGACAAAAAGTGAGCTAATCTCTTATATAAAGACTATGCAAGAGACAACTCCGACCACTATTTTTTACGAAGATAAGCCAGTTAGAAATGATATACACCCGACCATGAAACCTCTGAAGCTCATTGCTAGGTGTGTTTTAAACTCAAGCAAGAAAGGCGACAGAGTTCTAGATAGCTTTAACGGTGGCGGTTCCACTCTTATGGTATGCGAGAAGTCAGAACGTATCTACTACGGTATGGAACTTGATCCACTCTATGTTGCACGAACGATTAGGCGCTGGGAAGAAGAAACAGGGCTTACTGCTGAAAAAGTGAGCTGAATTATTTAAAACAGTAAGGAAGTGAGGCGATGGCTGGTGCAGACAATTTAATACCAAATGAGCAACGAACGCCCGAAGAACGCCGAGCTAACGCACGAAAAGCTGGAGTTGCATCAGGCAAGGCTCGTAGGAAAAAAGCCAATCTGAGAAAGGCATTTGAAACCATACTACAAGCCGAGGTTGCAAGTCCAAATGTGAAGAAACAACTTGAAGAGCTGGGATTTGACTCAACTAATGAAATGGCTTTGGCTATGGTTATGATGCAAAAGGCTATGAAGGGCAATGTCCGAGCTTTTGAACAAATCAGCAAGTTGACCACAACAGATGTCAAGGATAGCCTTGATAAGAAAGAACAAAAAGAACGCATCAAATCACTTCAAATTAAAAACAAACGTGAAGAAAAGATGCTTGATACAGATATTGCTAATAAACGAGTGATTGAAATCAACGTTGGAGATTGGAATGATAACGACTAATAAACCACGAATAAACATTATTATTGATAGTCCTAGAAAAATCTTTAACAAACATATCTTTGATAAGTTATACGACTATTCAACCTTTACCGAGGTTCACTATGGAGGTGCTTCAAGTGGCAAAAGTCATGGAGTTATCCAAAAGGTAGTCTTTAAGGCTTGCCAAAACTGGAAGCATCCTCGCAAGGTTTTATTCTTGCGTAAGGTAGGCGCAACGGTTCACGATTCAATCTTTGAAGATGTGAAGCAATGCTTGGATAGTTGGCAGTTGCTAGATAAGTGCAAGGTCAATAATTCAGCATATCGCATTGAGTTACCGAACGGCGCACAGTTTATTTTCAAAGGGTTGGACAATCCGGAAAAAATCAAGTCAATCAAGGGCGTGTCAGATGTCGTCATGGAAGAAGCATCGGAATTTACGCTAGATGATTACACACAGTTGACTTTGCGTTTAAGGGATAAGAAACACTTGAATAAGCAGATATTCTTGATGTTTAACCCCGTTTCAAAGGTCAACTGGACATACAACGCATTCTTTGTTAAGAAGCCAAAAAACACGGTTGTTTATCATACTTCATACAAGGATAATCGCTTTTTAGATAAGGTAACAATCGAGAATATCGAGGAACTAGCGAACAGAAACGAAGCATACTACAAGATTTATGCTTTGGGTGAGTTTGCGACACTTGACAAGCTGATTTTTCCTAAGTATGAAAGGCGTTTGCTTAACAAGGAAGAATTGGCGCATCTTCCAGCTTATTTTGGCCTTGACTACGGCTTTATCAATGACCCGTCAGCCTTGCTTCATGTAAGGATAGACGACGAAAACAAGCGTTTATATGTCGTTGAAGAATTTGTAAGAAAAGGCTTGACGAATGACAAGATAGCTGAAGCAATCAAGGCGCTTGGATATGCTAAAGAGCAGATACGAGCAGATAGCGCTGAAAAGAAATCAAATCAAGAATTGCGAAATCTTGGTATTCCACGGGTTATTGATGTGCAGAAAGGTGCTGGCTCGGTTATGCAAGGTATTCAATACTTGCTTCAGTACGATTGGATAGTAGATGAAAGATGCGTAAAGCTGATTGAAGAACTTGAGAATTACACTTGGAAGAAAGACAAGAAAACGAACGAGTACATCAACGAGCCAGTAGATAGCTATAACCACTGCATAGATGCTATACGCTACGCCTTGCAAGATAGGATATATCAGACAAGAAAAGATGTGGACGTTGACAAGGCTATCAGTAAAATCAATAAGATGTTTAGGAGGTAAAGAGTGGATAAAGTAAACGAATTTGAACACGGTATAGACACAGTCAAGAAAACGAGGTTTGACAGTCTATACTTTGGCACGATCGCAAACGAGCAATTCAGATATGCTTCAAGTGATGAATTGCTAAACACTGCGAACGGTAAGAAAGCCTTTAGAGATATGATTGATACGTTCTTTAGTAGTCAGAAGAAACGCTTGAAAGTGCTATCTTCATACGCTAAAGGCGACAATTACAGTATTTTGAACGGGCATAGACGACTTGATAACGAAAAGGCAGATTATCGAGTCCGTCATAAGTGGGGCGGATATATTTCTAGTTTTGCGACTAGCTACGTTATCGGTAACCCCGTTACAGTAGGCATTCTTGAGGGTGCGGACGAGAAACAACTTAAAACTATTCAAGAAATCGAATGGAACAATGACATAAACGCATTGAATGGAGATTTAGCACTTGATGCTTCAATCTATGGGCGTGCTTTTGAATACCATTTTAGAGATAAAGACGGAGCGGATAGAGTTGTTTCTATCAGTCCGCTTGAAATGTTTGTTATCCGTGATTTAACAGTCGAACAAAATATCATTTGCGCCGTTCATCTTCCAGTTTTTGCAGATAAAGTGAATATGACGGTTTACACTAAAGACCAAGTTATCACTTTTAAACCATTTTCTAGTGGTTCGATAAAATTGGCAGTCGATACAATCACGAAGCATGAATACAAAGATGTACCCGTCGTTGAGTGGTGGAATAATCGCTATCGCATGGGTGACTTTGAAAGTGAAATCCCGTTGATTGATGCTTACGATGCTGGACAGTCTGACACGGCCAATTACATGAGCGATTTAAACGATGCGATGCTTGTTATTAAGGGCGACTTGGAAGCTATCAACATAAGTGATGAAAAATTCGCTAAAATGAAAGACGCTAACATGATGCTACTTCAAACGGGCATCAGTGCAAACGGACAACAAACAAGCGCAGATGCTGGATATATTTATAAACAGTATGATGTACAAGGAACGGAAGCATACAAGAACCGACTAGCAAACGACATTCACAGATTTAGTCGTATTCCTAACCTTGAAGATGATAGATTTAATGCTACGTCTTCGGGAATTGCTTTACTTTATAAGATGATTGGCCTTGAGCAAGTCCGTAAGGATAAAGAAACGTTCTTTACAAAGGCTCTACGTCGTCGCTATGAATTGATTAGTAACATTCACAAGGCTATCAATAAGCCGTTGATTGAAGCTAATAAGCTGACATTTACTTTCCACCCTAATATTCCGCAAGACGTTTGGAATGAAATCAAGGCATACATCGAAGCTGGCGGAGTGGTGTCACAAGAAACATTGATGAATAACGCTAGCTTCACGGACTACAAGACCGAGCAAAGCCGTATTTTAAAAGAACAAGGCGCAAGCGATAACGAGATCATGCAGTTAGTAGGTGGCATGAATGAGCAAGAAAACTAACCGTCTATATAACGCAGAGCGCAAGGCACAAGCCGAACTAATCAAGCGTGATTTAGACCGTGACAAACTGATAACACAGTTGTATCAAGAAAGCTATGACAGACTGCAAGCGCAGATAGATAAGTTTTATCTTGGTTATGCTGGGCGTGAAGGTTTAACGAAGCAAGAAGCTATGAAGCGGGCATCTGAATTTGACGTTACCAAGTTTGCAGAAAAGGCAAGAAAAGCCGTTAAAGAGAAAGATTTCAGTCATAAGACGAATACCTGGTTACGAGTTTATAACTTGAAAATGAAAGTCAGCCGTTTGGAACTTTTAAAAGCTGAGTTAGGTCTTGAAATTAACAGTTTGACAAGTGACCTTGATGAAGTCTTTGACAAGGCACGTAGAAGCGAATATTTAGCCGAATACAAGCGCCAAGCGGGTATCTTGGGTATTTCTTCAAGTGGAGCGACAAAGCGCTTAGAAGCGATTTTAAACGCTGATTTTTACGGTCAATCTTTTTCTAGTCGAGTATGGGGTAAAAACGGACTTCAATCCATGCTTCAAAGAGATGTTTTTGCTTCTTTAAATCGTATCTATACAGATATGAACGGTTATCAAAAAGAGATGAAGCGACTTGCTAATAAGTACGGTACAAGTGAGTATAACGCTAAACGGTTGATTAAAACCGAGATAGCAAGAATAAACGCTGACACAGACCACGCTATGTTGCAAGATAACGGCTTTACACACATGATTTTTGTCGCAGAAAGTGGAGCGTGTGATATATGTAGGCCGTTAAATAATACGGCAGTACCGATTGACAAGGTAGAAAAAGGCGTAAATATGTTTCCGATGCATCCTAATTGCAGATGTTCAGCGTATGGACATATTGAAATGAAGTACAAAGACGGAAGAGGTACGCTAGATCAATTTAATCAAGATTTTTAAAAGGTTGCATTTTAAATGACACCTTTTTTTATTGTCCAAACCGTGCTAAAGACGTTAAAAGTTGCATGAGTTCGAGGGGGTTGCTCGTTAAAGCGTAGAGAAAGGAGCCAAACATGGCAGAAGAACAAACACAGACAGTTGATACTCAAGTTCAGGATACTACGGTTGAGGAACAAGCTAGCACTCCGAAACAAGAACCTGAAAAGACAGTATCAGTTGCAGAGATGCAAAGACGACTTGAGCAAGCAGAGAAAAAGCACGCTCAGTCAACGCAAGAAGCTATTGCAAAGGCTTTGGAAAAGTATAAAGCAGAAACGGAATTATCAGGGAAAGAACTTGAAGAATACCGCAGAAAAGAAGCTGAGGCAGAAAAGCAATCGTTACTTGACAAAATCGCTGGACTTGAAAAAGAACAAACCAAGCGAGAGTTGACAGATGAAGCTATCAAGACTCTTTCAAGTCGTAAGTTGCCAGTAAATGATCGTGTCCTTGCTTTCGTCGTTAAAGACACGGCAGACGGCACGCTACAAGCTATTTCAGACTTTGAAAGCATTATTAGTGAAATCAAGTCTGAATACACACAATCAGAACCGCCCGCAGTAAGCACTGCTTTTGGTGGTTCTAAAACACAATCGAGCGGAGATATTTTCCGCAACTCAAGAATTATTTAAAAGGGGAAATATAAATGACAATTCAAACATTCACACCAGATAAGGTTTTAGTATCAGAAA